GTCTTCTACCTCTCTGTAGAGGTTGTACCTTTTTTGCCGAGTTCGATCATAACGTCATACTTAGCATTTAACACACGCGGCATGATGTGATTTTCGATTTCGTTAGCGTATTCCCGAAGTGCATTCATTTCGGCATTGAGGGTATATTTCACCAGTTCCAAATCTTCAAAATGATCTAAGTTTGGTTCGGCGGTGTTGGGAATACCTGCCAAGACCCGCGCTGCCCCTGAGATAGCATCGGCCGCGCATTCGGTATGGCTGGCAATTCGATCAAGTGCTAAGATTCTCATGTTGTTAGTTGCTCCCGTTGTAAGTTGCTGAAGCCTCTTCAGTACGCCTCTTTGACGTAGACGCCTTGCGGCGTTTCGGCTGTTACCAGTAATACCGGTAGTATTTGGGGCTGATCATAAGAATGTCCTTTGTTGTAAGTTGCTGAAGCCTCTTCAGTGCGCCTCTTTGACGCAGACAGGGCGCAGGCGCCCCGTTTCGGCTATTGCTATCGGACGACCCCCTCACAAGGCTCTGCCGGTGCAGGATTGTCGATCCCGCAGTGCTGGCAGAAGTTGAGCCGGTCGAAGATAATTACAGAGTGACTCATGCGACTGCCTCAACAACTTCTGCCCTGTATGAGCCGTTCTCGATCTGGTCGGCCACTGCCGCGTCGGTCACGTGGATAACGTTAGGGTAGAACTCGACCACTACACGCCCTGAGGGGAACAGGTCGAACCATTCTTGCGAATGTGCGTCAATGATCGGGCGGGGCTTACCGTTACGTTCGCCGCCTGCGATTTTACGGTCGCCGTTTGGCGCCTTGCGTATCTCCAGCCGGTGAGGTTTGCCTGCCGAGTCAAGCCAAGAATTGCTGACTTCGATCACGTACCGATCGCCGGTCAGGAACCCAGCGCCGGCCAGTTTCTTACCCTCGATCCAGAGCCGCGGGGCTCCCCTGTGGATCCCTAGTTTTAAGTTCGCGATTTCCATTTTAGTGCTCCCGTTGTTCATGCTGATAAGTCTCATCAGAGCGCCTGATTGACGCTGACGCCTTTCGGCGTTTCGACTAGTTGGATAAATGTTTTCGAAGTTCTTTGCGAAGATCCTCGAGACTCACTTCTTGACCCCCGTGGAGTTCGACGTCTAGCCAGTCCATTTGTGAGGCGATCCACTCATCTAGTTCGGCTCTTACTGAGTTGAGGGCATTGAGTCTTGCTGCCTCGGCCTCGGCCTGCTCCCTGTCGGAGAAATGGCGGTGTATTGCGTCTCCCGATGAGTCGAGAGAGTCAAACTTACCAACTGCATAAATGGCGTGCTCGACAGATGAGCCCCATATCATTTTCACTTCAACCGGTGGCCATTGGTTATTGTTTATGTTTAGTGCCATTGTTGTGCTCCCGTTCTTCTGGACTGTCTCATCAGTGGTGGGAGTCCATCCCCACCAGACGCCTCGCGGCGTTTCGACTGGTTTATGCAGGTGAGAAGATGCTGCCGTTTCCCTGATAGCCGTAGATCTTCTGGAAGGTGTCTACGGTCACAGTGTTGTACCCTGCGGCCTCTGCAGCCATGCCAACATGGGTCGAGGTCGTCTGGCTGACGTAGTTCCCGCCGTTAAGACTTCTGAAGTTCCCGACGACTGGACGGCCTTTGGAGTCTTTCGTTCCAATGACAAGGTTGTAACTGCGTAGGTTTCCACTGCTGTCACTGCTCAATGAGCCGTTGGGCGTTCGGGCAGATTTGCCCTGGATCCATGCGTTGATTACCTGTTGACGTTTCATGTTTGTGCTCCCGTATTCATTTGGCTTCGAGGCTGATGTGTGAGTGTGAGGGGTTCCCGTTGGCAGGTCTTAGTATTGCAATTATTCGGATACTGACCTCAACACCTCAGTGAGTCTCACACCCACGCATCAACCCCGAAACCGTTACCAGAGAAGCATTTGTGCCTCTCTGCTTATATTCTCGACGATGCAGAGAAGCGTTGTCAACCCTTACAGCAGCACGGTGCGGTTATTTGTGTTCGTGTTCGTGTTGAAATCCTGTCAAGTGTGATCGGCCTGTAATTTTTCTCGATTGAAACCACGGTGGGGCGTGGTTCCGGTCGGCCTGATCTGGCAGCTGTTTCGGGTTGCCGTGATAGGATAAAAAATGTACGTGGGAGCGTCTGGGTAATCGACCGGACTGAGTGCTATTGGAGCGCTCTAACGCCCCCTCTGCCGCGTCTCTGCGGCATACAAATACGGCCAGCATTCTCTTTTCTCTTTTCTTTGTGGGTTTCTTTTCTCGTTTTCTCTTTGGTGCTAAACTTCCCAGCATGAAATCACAACGCATCGCAGCGCCACCGAAACTAACAGACAGGCAAAAGACCTTTATAGATCTCTACAGCGTCTCCGGCAATCACAGGACTGCAGCAGAGGGAGCAGGGTTCAACGCTAAACGTGGATCCGTGTTGCTCAAAAGCCCACGCATACAGGCAGCACTGGCAGAACATCACGACGGGGCGCAAGTATTGGAGCACGCAGACCAGCAGAAAGTCATCTCAGGACTACTAGCAGAGGCGCGAAAGTTAGAGAATACAGGCGCTGCCCGTGTGCAGGCTTGGGGCAAGCTAGCAGACATCCTCGGCCTTACTGGTGGTGGTGGCAATCGTGAATTGGGTACGCTTGAAAAGTTCCTCTCCGGTATAGGCACAGCGATAGGGCAGGGAGTGTTTGCTGCCACTACAGGCGCGAAGCCCCTCTCCGTTGATGCTAGGCCTGTTGTCGTAGAGTCTGCCGTTATTCGCGAAGATCCTAGTGATTCTCTGCCTGATTCGAGTGATGCCGGTGGTGGTGGTTCGTTGCCGCCTGCGTGGTAATCCCTTTCCATTTTGCGTGTTGTGTGTTTGTTTGTTTGTTTGTTTGTTTGTTTGCGTGTGTCCGTTACCTGGCTACCATCCATCCACCTACCACCTGCTCTCACCTACTGCCGCCTTTACCTATCTACCCCTGCTACCACTTTTCTTGACCCCCCCCTACTTCTCTTGCCATCTACACTCTTCCGCTTTGTAGTCCCCCATACAAATCATTCAAAACGTGATAAGGTGACAACGTATCGTTGAAGGATGGTTTTATTATGCCTAGTGTGAAGAAGACTGAGCGTAATGCTTTTGTGATGGAGTGTTACGAGTCTGGTATGAGTATGAATGAGATAGTGTGGGCTTTGGTTGAGGCTGGTTATGAGCGTATAAGTCCGCAGCGTGTGAATAAGGTGATAGCGTCTGAGTCCGCTGATGGTAAAAAGGTGTTATCCTCTATTTAGCGTTCTTCGGTCGCTCCCGTAGACGTTTGCGGCCACTCGAAGCAGACCCGCCAGCCTGCATTTTTCGGGTGGTCGCTTTTTTTATATCTGTGTCTCGTGCTAACCTTTGGTCATGGTTGTATCAGCGTCTCCAATAACGATTACGCGTGAGGATGTCTGGGATCTTCTGGGTTACGTGCCGACGGGCGAGCAGCATGAGATTTTAAATTGTTCTCGTCGTCAGGTGCAGGTTCTGGGTGGTTTTCGTGGTGGGAAGTCCCGCACATTGTCGATGATGGCGTTGCTTCTGACTGTTCAGTTCATAGCTCGTTACGGGGCTCGTGCGGGCGGTCAGGTTGCGTGGCTGGTGGGTCAGGACTATGAGCGCTGCAGGGCTGAGTGGGAGCACCCTGACGGTTCGTTATCGTTGGATTTCGCGAAGCTCGGGATGTTGAAATGGGTTTCGAATACGATTGACCCAGGGCGTATGGAGATATTCGTGCCTGGTGCGGACAAGCCGTTTACCATCAGGACTAAATCTGCATCGGATCCTACTTCGCTCGGCATGGAGTCCCCGATCTGGATAATGATAGTCGAGGCGGCTCACGTCAGTCACGACGTCTATGAGCGCCTGTATTCCCGTACTTCTGAGGCTCGTACACGCTGGGGTGCCCCGTTCGGCACTCTTTTGATGTCAGGGACTTCCGAGGGTGCACAGGGCTGGTATCCCGCCATGTATACGGCGTGGCAGTCGCCGGCAATTCAGGAAGCACTGGACGTTCAGAGCTTCAGCCTGCCTTCTTACTCGAATACGCATATCTACCCCGGCGGGAAGTTAAACCCTGAAATCGTGCATCTCGAGGCCACGCTTCCCGCGAATGTCTACAAGGAACGGCACCTGGGCATTCCCGTCCCGCCGTCAGGACTGGTTCATCCCGCGTTCGATAAGAACGTGCATATAAAAGATTGCGAGTATGATGAGAATGTTCCGCTGTGGCTCGGCATGGATCCCGGCTATTCAGGCCAGCCTTCGAACTACGTCGTGGCCGCATGGCAGTATCAGGGAGAACAGTGGCGCGCTATAGACGAGATCTGGATGAATAAGTTCAAAAGCCCGAATTTTACCCACGAGGACATGGTGCACGCCTGCCAGATGAAACCGTGGTGGAAAAGCGTTGAGAAGAATATGTGTACGGCATGGATAGACGTCTCTGCAGAACGTCACGCCGACGCCAACAGGCCGGCTGTAGAAGTGTGGCGCAAGCACGCAGGACTGACTGTCCTCAGTAAAAAAGTAGGACTGAACGCAGGGATAGACCGAATGGACGCAATGCTGAAAGTGAATGCGTTCTCAGGAGAGCCCAATGCTGTGCTTTCCCCGAAATGCGAGCTGGGAATTTCCGAGTTCGGAGCAGGCCCGAATCCGCAGACGGGAAACCTGACGCCCTATCAATGGCCTGTAAAATCTGATGGTACAGTAACGGGGATGAAGCCGACGGACGCCCATAACGACTTTATAAAGGCGTCAACATATCTGTTCAAGAACCTGCTCGGGGCAGTCAGCGTTTCACCCCGGACAGCAAAAACTATAAGGTCAACCTCGATTGAAGATCGTTTACGGCGACAGGGGATTTATTAAATGCCAAGAATGACAATAGATGAAGAAGTAGCGAGGATCGTAAGCAAGGTCACAACCTACGAGCAGTCTCACGAACCCCTGTTCTCACGCATGGACAACGACCACGCGAAATACTGGCTGCTCGAAAAGTTCAAACCCTCCATTGTCGAAGGCGTACTCGAGAAGGATGCCTACACGACCAACAGGCCACGGGTTCTCGCAGAGACAGCCCATAACGCTATCGCAATGTCAAAGGTCGTCATCAGGGTAGAAAACGACGACTCCAAAGACGAGCAGCGTGAAGTGAACGACAGCTACGAATCATGGGCTATCGGCGTTATAAACAACGCGAATAACCGGCGACTCGCCTCTGCCGAACAACCGATTATCGACGAGACTGCATGGTATGCGCTCACGAGGGGACACGTCGTTGCTGCAAGGGCAATGCTGATGAAGAACCCCGACGGGTCTACCTACGAGGATCTCGTGCCGATCGACCCCCGACACCTTGTATTTGAACGCAGGGGTGGATCCATACTGTGGGCTGCAGTAGTCACCAGAAGAAGCCGTGACGACATCAGGGACGAGTATCCCAACTTCAAATTCAACGACGACCGCGACCAGGACGAAGAAGATGAAGGCAACCTGCAGGAAAAGGTTATCGACTACTTCTTCACGGAAAACCGCCCGAATGTTAAGAACTCAGGCGAACACCTCAACTCGGTGATCATCGCAGGCAAGTACGCGAAAAACAAGGTCAGGACAAACTGCGTCAGGTTCCCGATCGTAATTCGAAAAGTCGGACGTAACCCCGGCATTTCCAACTTCACGTTTCAGGACGACTCTATGGGCGGGAACGTCGATATATCAGGAATCGAGAACGTCGGAGACTCCATCTGGGGGCCGATGCGCCACGTCAACGAAGCCCGAA